TATTATATATTTATATTTATTCCTTTTAGAAGAAAATTATTTAGATATATAAAACTTAGGTAATTCTCTTTATCTTTATTTTTCTTGACTAAAAGGGATATATTTTCCATACTTTTTGTCCTAAAAAGCCTCTCAACCTGCTCACATTACGTGACTTTTTGTCCTAAAAGGCCTCTCAACCTGCACACATTACGTGGCTTTTTGTCCTAAAAGGCCTATTTACTCACCTCCTTCTATCTTGTAGTCCTTATTGTCCTCCATCAAGTAGGCAAGTTGGACTAGTTTTATGTAGGTATTGAAGTCTTCCTCATTGACCACACCCCTACTGGCATACTCCCTACTGAGTTTCTTGTCATATTTTCTTATAAATTCTAAAATGTCTTGTTTGTTCACGACCTATTTACCTCCTTTCTTTGTTGGTTCGCGACCTACGAGTCCAAATTGGACTAAAGTTAAAACCCATTTAAGGGTTTTAACTTGTTAGTTGAGATAGATACCACAAGTTTCTAACAAGTGGTTTCTAAGTTGTTTATACTGTATGAGGTAGTGACCCATAAGTTGTCTATCCATGTCGTCTACCTCCCCATAAGTCTTTTCTTGATAGTCTATTTTACTTTTAAGGACTTTTATTTCGTTCTCTAGTTTCCTAAAGTCCTTGTTGTCCAAGTAGTCGAGATATGACTTGGTAGGTATAAACTGGTCCTTATAGGTTGCATCCTTATGAACCCACTTCCCATCAAGTCCTCTATACTCATAGGAGTCCTCTACTTTTTTAGGTGATAGCCAATCTGGACTATAAAACTTTTTAACTGGTGGCGTCAATTTGATATTCATATTATTTTACTTCCTTTGTTATTATTTTTGTGAGGCTGAGAGGTTATATTCTTATAACTATTTTATCCATTCAATCAATTTTATTACTTTTTATTGTTTTTTGGTTGTTTAACTTCTATCTTTTTATCTAATATACTTTGGACAAAACTCATATAATTTTCTAATGATTTTCTATCCATCTTTTCAATATCTTTTTGTGTTTTTAACTTTTGAGGTTGTCTTTTCTTGGCGAGAGTTTTTATCTCATTTATTCTATTATACAACTTTTCTAACTCTTCTTTCTCTTCTTTTGTATAATATCCTTGACTAACTTCTCTACCTTGACACTCTATTTTATTTTTGCCTTGTTTTAATTTTATTAGTGAGATATATTTTTGGCCATTTGAGCCCTCTAGCCCTTCTATTTTGACTACTTCTTTATCTTTGCCCTTCTTTTCTTGTTTAATTATAGTCAATTTTTTATCTCCAAAATATACCTCGTCATTTTTTCTATTCAACTCTAACATATTTTTATACCTTCCTTTTTTTTAATTATAAATATATAACTATTTTGATTATTTTAATTAAGTGTTAAAATTAGATGGAATAGATAAAATAGAATATAAGAGATTTTTATATTAAGTTGTGATGGAACTATTTGTAGTTATAAAATTATATAAAGTTGATTGATATAATTTTATTCAACTCTTAACTACACAATAAGTAATTTGAATAATATTAAAAATGTACCTTCGCCCTCTATCGGAGAAAGCGGTATAAATAGGAATTAGCCTAGTAGACTCAGTATTTTTGTAGCCTAATATCTAACTAGGTAAATAAGTGACCTATTAGCTTACATATTTACTATGACACTTATTTTTTGTAGCCTAATATCTAACTAGTTAAACCAGTAGCCTATCAGCCTACATATTTAACTAGCCTACATACTTACTAAACTTAACTACATATCTAACTAGACTTACTAGACTCATCAGACTTGAAAAATATTAAAAGTGCCCAACCCCTATGCCTCCTAACTCACAAGGCCTTCTATAATTTTTATAAAAATTTTTGACCTTCCTTTTATATAAGTTATATAATATATTATAATAATAAATATAATAAATATAAGGGCTGGCCCGATAGAGCCCGAATTTTATTGTTAAGGAGGTTAGGAATGACCAAAGACGAGCGTGAAAAGCTAGAGTATAAATCTCTGTTCAAGGACGAGAGATACGCTAGAAAAGCTTGGCGTGATTTTATTGGTAGCGCCTTAGAGGGCCCAGCAAAACCACTTCCTACTACTTATGATAAAGAAGGTAACCCGTCTTTTCAGAGTCAGCTGGACGAGATGGCATATCTAAATGTGAAGTCGCGATTGAGCGAGCAGGGATTGAGCCGCGAGCCTATGCAGGCGGAGCTCATTGTTGAAAGCAATATACTGCGTTCTAGATTTAGCGATGCTACATTTAATGCTATACTAGATAGGACGGCTGGTAAAGTCAAGGAAGAGATTACTGTTAATAATAGCCCATTTGAAGAGCTAACAGATGAAGAGCTAGAAGCCTTAGCCGCTTTTAGAAGAAGCAAAGAAGATAAGCAGGGGTAATAAGTTATGGCCAAAACATTAGCAGACTTCCAGAAAGAGTTCGGCTATCCAATCTTGTCTAGCAATGAAGTTTTGTTAATAAGAGAACGTAAGATAAATTGGAATAGCTTAGAGGGTGAAATAATAATAAGAAAAATACTTAAGTCTTATCCAGCTTACTTACAGGCTACCAACTATGGTTATCTTATGACACCTTATCACTACTCACTTGCAGCAAATCTGCAGCGTTGTTGGGAGAGAGGACCCAACCCGGGTATGGAGTATGGCCTTGTGCTCCTTTCGGCTTCGCCTCAGACTGGAAAATCACTTTCTGTTACTGAGTCATTTCAAAGCTGGGTGTTGATTAAAAAGCAGTATGGCTTTGGTGTGTTGACTATAGGTTATGAGTCAACGTTCGCATCTAGGTTTGGACGAAGGAACAGAGAGAAGTTTGCAGAATGGGCGCCGATATTGTCACACGGCAGATTAAAGTTGCACGATAAGATACAGAGCACAGAGAGTTGGGAGACAATGGCACAGGACCAGTCAGGACTATGGTCATCTACTAACAGTGGTATGGCTACTGCTGGTATGGGCGGTCCTCTTACAGGTAAACCAGGTAATTTAATTGTTATAGACGACCCGATAAAGAATATGAAAGACGCTGATAGTGAGGTAAAAGTCGCTGACAACGTTGAGTATTATCAGTCAGCAATTGAAACACGTATGTTGTCTAATGTGAGCTCTCAGCCAATGTGTGTTGTTATGTGTACACGATGGGTAGTAGGAGATTTGATAGGGTGGTGTAGGAAGCACCGAAAGAAGTATATAGTTGGTGACTTTAATTATGCTGCTATGTGCACTCCAGAGAACCAGCTAAAAGACCCACTAGGACGTGAGCCTGGAGAAGGTATATGTCCTGAACGTGGCTTGGATGGTGCATGGGCTGAGAACTTGAAAGAGTCTTACCTAGCATCGCAAGGCGCACACGTCTATAATGCTTTGTTCCAAGGAGAACCCACAAATGAGCAAGGTAACCTCTTTAGAGTTGAGGACTGGGGCGAGTATGAGATAGATAAAGTTTGGCATCCCGATAATTTTGACCGAATATATTTGTCTATAGACGCCACATTCAAGGATAAAGAGACGAATGACTTTGTGGCTATGAAGGTAGGCGGAGTGAAAGGTGGTTGTGACTATGCCCGATACTTAGTTAGAAAACACCTAGACTTGCCGGATACATTGGATAAGATAATTGAGATGTGTAAAAAATTTCCTGAGATTGACGTGATATACATAGAAGATAAAGCTAACGGCCCTGGTATTATTTCTGTTTTAAGGAAGTGGCGCCGAAAGCTGAATATTGCTGAGAAGGACTTTCCGAGTGTTTACCCGATAGAACCAGAAGGCGGGAAGTATTCTAGGGCACAGGCTGCGTCGCCTTATCAGAGAGAAGGTAGATGCTACATACCTTGTGAGAAAGATGCAGACAGATTTTCTTCTCCTGACGACTTTGAATGGGACGACGGAGAATTAAGTTATACTAATTGTTTTAAGCAAGAGCTTGGCACCTTTCCATTTGGAGTGCATGACGACTTAGTCGACGCGCATACACAACAGATAATAAAATGTATACCTTTGTTAACAGGTGAAGAAAAAGCTGACCATAAGCCTACCAGGTTTGTGAGATATACAGAGTGGTGGCCTGAGATGGAAGCAGATTTCAAACAACTAAAAACACAAGAAGAAAAGAATTTGTTCATAAAGATACATGGAGCAAATATTAAGTGGAAGAAATATGAAGTAAATTAAAAGGAG